TGCACCAACCGTTCTCTTTTCAGGTGGAGGCGGTTACGGAGCAGAGGCATTAGCAACAATCGGCAATGGAGTTGTTGGTGCTGTTTCTTTAACCAACTCGGGAAGTGGTTATGCTGGAATTGCAACCGTTTCGTTTGTTGGAATTTCGTCTATGCCAGCAGAAGCCACTGCAATTGTTGAAGACGGAAGTGTAACTGCCATTCGCATAACAAATAGTGGTTATGGATATACACAGCCACCAATTGTTAGAATTTCTAATCCATTGTTTGTTGGTTTTGGAACTTACGTTTATAATGAAGTTGTTGTCGGTTCTGCTACCAGTTATACTGCGAGAGTAAAATCTTGGAATGTTGTCACAAAATTACTAGAATTATCAAATCCAACGGGAACATTTAATATCGGCGAAGTTCTTACTGGTCAAGAAAGCGGGGCGACATATAAAATTTTTATACCTAGCGATGGCAATAACATAAACGACTATTATTCAGATAATAAAATAATTCAAGAAGAATCTAATAATATTCTTGATTTTTCAGAGAGAAATCCATTCGGAAATTTCTAATTGATTAAATAGTTGTGTAAGAGATTAGAACAATGTTTGGGTATTTTTACAACGAGTCAATAAGAAAGGCCATTATAGCCTTTGGGACTCTATTTAATAATATTCAAATTAAGCAATATAACGACGAAGGAGAGGTTACTTTTCAGGGAAAAGTTCCTCTTGCATATGGACCCACACAAAAATTTCTTGCTCGTTTGAGAGAGGTTCCAAATCTAAACAAACCGATTCAGATTACATTGCCAAGAATGTCATATGAACTAATCGGAATGTCATATGATTTATCTAGGGCATTAACTGCAACTACATCATTTTGTGCTAAAGATATTAATAATAATGTTTTGAGAATGACATCTATGCCGGTGCCATACAATCTCAATCTTGAACTTAGTATTATGACACAGTTCAACGACGATATGCTCCAAATAGTTGAGCAAATTGTACCTTATTTTCGTCCAAATCTTAAAGTTTCTGCAATACTTTTAGATAGTATTGCAGAGAAAAAAGACCTTGATATCGTTTTAGATAATATCACAATGACGGATAATTATGAAGGAGATTTTAAAGAGAGAAGAGTCTTAATATATACATTAAAGTTTACAGTGAAGACGTTTATTTTTGGACCAGTTTCTTCGAACTCTCTGGAATCTCAAATTATCAAAAAAGTTTCTATTGGTCTTGTTTCAGGTGAAATTACCGCATCTCCAATAAAAGATATTGTATTTGAAACAAATGTTCGCGCAATTAAAAATTATACTGGAATTGTTGCAACAACACTAACCCAAGAAGTTAAGACAACTGATACTCAAATTATTGTTGCTAATGCAAGTAGTATAACACAAAATTCTTATATTGATATTGATGGAGAAGAGATGTTGGTAGAGGGTAAAGATAATAACAAATTGAAAGTAAAAAGAGGTCAAGATGGCACCGGTATTGTTGGTCACGTTTCTGGTGCAAATGTAAAGCGAATCACCGTAGAGGATAATTCATTAATTCCATATGGTGACAGTTTTGGTTTTGATTCCAATATAAATTAAGGAGTGAATATTATGGGAAGACCTAAAAAGTTCAGTAAACTAAATGAAACCTTTAATCTAGCAGAACCGGTTGATGTAGATGTTGAGGTAGTTGAAGAATCAAAATCAATCCAAAAAGTATCTGGTGATGTTGAAGGAGATTACAAATACTCTAGAGATAGTTACTATATGATTATTGAAAAGGGTCAAGAGGCTATTTCAAATGCCCTAGACCTTGCACAGGAACTTGATACTCCTAGAGGGTATGAGGTTGTTGGCCATCTCATCAAAAGCGTTTCAGATGCAGCAGACAAGTTAATTGACCTTCAAAAGAAAATGAAGGATATGAATGAAGAAAAAGTCCAAAAGGGACCATCAACCGTTACCAATAATGTAGTATTTACTGGAACAACTGCAGAAGCATTAAAACTTATAAAACAACAACTAAAGGGTGGCCAAGAATAAATAATAAGATGAACTTATACTACTAATTCAATGCCAAAAAGTAAAAATGATAAAATGGGTATGAAGAATGATACAGAAGGTTATATGTCTTCAGTTGAATTAGATACGATTGAAGCAAATCTTGCAATTTTACGAGCAAAGATTAAAAACAAAAATCAACAACTTCCCGCCTGGATTCAATCTAAAATCACAAGGGCGGCTGATTTTACTACAGATGCTGCACAATATCTTAACACTGGTAAGGAGTTAGACGAAGCAAAGGCAACAAGTTTTACTATAACTGGTAAACCATTAACCAGAGCACAGGCAAAAGTGCAACAAATGACACCAAAGCAAAGAGATGAATTAAGACAACAATCACCTGAACAAGTGACCAAATTAGCAGGAAACGCTGATATTCCAAAATTTATACCGGGATTACCTAGAACTGGAAAAGGTGGTTCAACTACTGGTAGTATGGGAACAGAATCAACAATCGTAGACAGAATTCTAAAATCTCTTAACGAAGAAGAGGATTGTTCTTGCACCGAAAATAAAAAAAAAAGTCAAGAAACTGAAAAAGGATATGTAAAAGGTTCAAAGCCAGTAATGAGTGTTGAGGATATTGCCAGTAAGCACGGCGTATCCCCAGCAAGAATCCAAAAACAACTGAAAATGGGAATCAAAGTTGAAGGAGAGCATACCACAAATAAAGAAGAAGCCGAAGGTATTGCACTTCAACATCTTGCAGAAAAGCCAAATTATTACACTGAATTAAAGAAAGTAGAGAAAGTTCAATCAGAATCTACTATTGTTACTGACCTTTTTGGTAACCCTAAGTTTGAGTTTATTGACTTGGTTTTGCCTTCTAGTCTTAAGGAAGCTAAAAAAATGAAAGGTAAAGACCCCTGCTGGAAGGGTTATGAAATGGTTGGAACTAAGAAAAAAGGCGGGAAAGAAGTTCCTAATTGTGTTCCAGTAACAGAGGCAACTTTACCCGTTCAGAATGGTCAAGTAATGCAGATTCTTTTCTCCTGGAGAGGAAAGATGATGACCAGCCAACTATTCTTTCCTCAGGTTCGGATTCCCAATAGGAAGGAAGTAACTGATGCAATTGTTAAAGTATATCCTGATGCAAGAGTTCTAAGTTATAGAGTTGGTAACCAAAATGTTGGCCAACCTATTATTCAACTTCCTAATACAAAGTCAAAAAACTTTCTTCTTCAAAATAAAACAATTGGTGAAGAAGTTGAATATCTTGATGAAGAGGGTCCCAGCCTCTCTGTAGGTAGGGGTGAAAAACTATCTGTAGAAGCCGGGGGCGGTTTAACAGCAAAAGGACGAGAAAGATACAATCGTGCAACCGGTTCTAAACTTAAGGCTCCCGTTACCGGAAAAGTTAAAAAAGGCAGTAAAGCCTGGAAGCGTCGTAAAAATTTCTGTAGTCGTTCAAGAAGTTGGAATAAACCAAGGGGGTTAGCAGCTCGTAGAAGATGGAAGTGTTAATAAATAGGCTGAGCGAGGTTGACTTTGTTAGTTTAGGCTGTGGGTTGGGGCAGTGGTGGTTCTAGTGTGCCAGTTGCAACCGGTACAGTATAAATTGGTTCATTAAAAACTTCACTAAATAAAGATGCCTGGTTGGGTCGTGCTTTTCAGGTAGAGGGAGGAATATTTCTCCCTCTTAAAACAATAACTTTCATAAATAATAACACGACCCAATAACAGAGCAGATGCACTTAAAAGCATACAAGTTCAGGATTTATCCAGATAAAGAACAGGAAGTTCTACTGGCAAAAACTTTCGGTTGTTGCAGGTTCGTTTGGAATAAACTTGTTGAAAACTTCAACAGTAACTCCAAAGAATTAATAAACGAGAAAACACTTAAAGACACTCCCGAATTTGAGTTTCTTAAAGAGGTTTCGGCTGCTGCTATTCAAGGTAAACGACTGGTTTTTGACGAGTTCAAGAAACAATTTTTTTCTAAAACTAGAAAGAAAAAACTTGGAAGACCCAGATTCAAGAAAAAGTCTAATAGACAGTCCTTTAGTTTGTCTTATCAAAAGTTCAAGTTAGACCAGGAAAATTCAGCGGTTAGACTGGAAAAAATTGGTTGGGTTAAAGTTGTCGTTGACCGCGAAATCCCCGAAGATGCCGATTTTAGGAACATTACCGTTTCCAAAACTCCTACTGGAAAGTATTTTGCTTCTATCCTAATCAAACAAGAACTCAATCCAATACCCTCTACCGGCAAGGTAGTAGGTATTGATTTGGGCATTAAAGACTTGTTCATTCTTTCAAATG